GACCGTGTGCTCGTCGCGCGTTCGAGCGCCGGGGTCATTGTGGCCAACGAGTTCCTCTTGAGCGGTTCGCACGCTCTGAACGCCACAACGATCAACGTCAGTAGCAGCATCGGCGCCGACCGGCCGAGTGCAGGCGTGGTGCGGATCAACGGCAAGCGCTACACCTACACCGCCCGGACGTCCACTTCGTTCACGCTGGCCGCGCCAGGCCTGACTGAAGCCCTGGCCGGCGGCACGCCCGCCTTCGTACCGTACATCGACGGGGTGGCCAGCGGGGCGACCATGTCGTCCCCTAGCTTCAACTACGTCTCAACCTTCGACGCTCTGGCTCGCGTGCGCAACGGCACCGGGGGCTCGCCTATCGTTCCGTTCGAGACGACACTCCAGGTGGGCGCTGCCGGCGCGTCTGCCAACGCGGTTCGCACCAGCGACGTCTAACCGCCGACACCATGGCCTACTACGTCGCGCCGTTTACCTTCAACTTCGTCACGTCACGCATCGTCGTAGACGTGGCGTCGCCGGATCTGAGCGTGATCGATTTGTACGCCGCGATCAAAGAGGCGCGGGCAACCGAGGAGGGGATTCTGTATGACGCAATCGCCCAAGGATCGGGCCTTGTGGCTCTTGGAGGTGGCACGTCGGTTGGCCTCACGGTCAAGCTCTTGGGGAGCTGGCAAGTTGAGTTCGCATCGGGGGCCTATATCGCACGAATCTCCGAAGGGAACCTGGTCGGAGGCCCCGGAGAAGATCCGATTGCGTATTCCGCCGGCGTTCAAGTCCTTCTCATCCAGAGCGCAGCGGCAACGGTTGTGTCAGTTTCTGGAGGAAGCGGAAGCGCGCCAACAGCAGCCCAAAACGCCGCCGCAGTCTGGGCCGCGTCGGCGCGCACGCTGACGGTAGACCCTGGCGCATCAGCGCACGCTGCCACGCAAGCCGCTGTAGGCGAAATTGCCAAGATACACGGCTTGGACCCGGCGTCTCCTCTGGTGGTTGAGCCAACCTCGCGCAAAGCTGGCAGCATCGAGCAAAGTGTGAACGTCTCGGGTGATGTTGTCACCGTAACGCGCACGGCGTGATGGACATTCAGCTGACGCCTCTGGCGGTAGCGCTGCAGGGCATTGGCTACGGCTCGCACCTGGTGGCGTTGCAAGGATTCCTGGCGGTTGATTCGCCAACACCGCCGCCACAGGCAACCCTTCCAGAAGCCGGCCACCACCGCAGCCCCCGCCGCCGCTCCCGCCGCATACCCCGCGCCGTCGCCCCCTCCGTCGCCATCCATGTCGACACCGACGACGAAGAGCTAACCCTGCAGCTCTTAAGCATGCTCTGAAAGTAGTCTCACCCTTCCCCTACCGCTGAGACACCACCCCCGCCACCATGGCGGCATGCCTCAGCAGCAAGTGGACCTTACCCTCCAGACCCGTGAAGCGGCCGTCATGCCCGCCACGTGGAGTGATGACGATGGCGGTGTCGACGTCGTGTGGACAACCGGCGCCCGCCGCCGCACCTACGACTGGATGACCGACCAGGTCTTCGATGAGGAACTGGTGGTCGACGCTGAGTCCGTCGACATGGCCCGCTTCGAAAGCGGTGTCGTCCAGATCATTGACGGCCACCGCGTGTACGAAGGCACCGGCACCATCCTCGGCATCGCCAAGCGCGGCTGGATCGAAGCCGGCCAGGGCCATGCCCGTGTGGTGTTCCGCACCAGCACACCCGAACTCGCCGCCATCGCCGCTGACGTAAAGGCCGGCTTGCTCCGCGCCATGTCCTTCGGCTACAGCGTCCAGCGCTACGAAATCATCCGCGCCCAAGACCGCACCGACGGCGGCACCGTTCCCCTGTACCGCGCCACCCGCTGGACGCCGCAGGAAATCTCTTTCGTGGCCGTCCCGGCCGACCCCAACGCGGCCCCCCGGTCGCAGCAGTCTTCGCACCCGTGCGAAATCGTCCGGGCTGACGCCCAACCTCAGGAGCTTGCAATGCCCCAAACCATCAACACCACCCCCGCCGCCACGGCCGCACAGGCTGGCGACCAGCCTGCCGCCGTGGAAGGCGAGGGCACCCGCGCCGCTGACGTCCTCCAGGCCGCCGCCGACATCACCGAGCTGTGCGCCCGCCACGGCGTGCCCCAGCTGGCCGCCAACCTCATCCGTTCCGGCGCCACCGTGGACAAGGCCCGCGAAAGCATCCTCAACGAGCTGACCCTGCGCGACGCCGCCCAGGGTGGCCACGTCAACGTGCGCAGCATCCAGACCGGCCGCGACGAAACCGAGACCCGCCTAAAGGGCCTGGAAGAAGCGCTGAACAACCGCCTGGACACCCGCAGCGCCCTGACGGACAACGGCCGCCAGTACCGCAGCCTGAGCCTGCTGGAAATGGGCCGCGACTACCTGCAGTCCCGCGGCATCGACACCCGCGGCATGGACCGCATGCGCCTGGCCACCGAAATGCTGCACTTCCGCAGCGCCGGCATGCACACGACTTCCGACTTCAGCAACCTGATGGCCAGCGTGGCCAACAAGCGGCTGCGCGCGGCCTATGACCAGAACCCTGGCACCTATGCCATGTGGGCCCGTCGTGCGCCGAATGCGCCCGACTTCAAGAACATTCAGGTGACGGCCCTCAGCGGCGCGCCGGATCTGCTGCGCACGAACGAGCACGGCGAGTTCACCTACGGCACCATGCGCGACGGCGCCGAGACCTACTCGGTGGTGACCTTCGGCCGCATCGTCAGCCTGACGCGCCAGGCCATCGTCAACGACGACCTGCGCGCCTTCGACCGCCTGGTCAGCGCCTACGGTGCCGCCGCCCGCCGCCTGGAAAACCGCACGGTCTACAGCATCCTCACCGCCAACGCCAACATGGCCGACGGTGTGGCCCTGTTCAGCGCCGTGTCTGGTGCCCGCACCCAGGCCAACGTGTCCACCGGTGCCGGCTCAGCCCTGCAGCTGTCCAGCCTGGCCACGGCCCGCGCTGGCATGCGCGTCATGCGCGGCCTGAACAACGAAGAGCTGAACGTCGCCCCGTCGTTCCTGATCGTGCCGGCCGCCCTGGAGCAAACAGCCTACCAGCTGACGTCCGCCAACTACGTGCCCGCCACGCAGGCCGCCATCAACGAATTCCGCGCCGGTGGCCGCACCGCGCTGGAACCGATTGTGGAACCCCTGCTGGACGCCGACAGCGCCACGCGCTGGTACTTGTCCGCCAACAGTGCGCAGATCGACACGGTGGAGTACTGCTACCTCGACGGCGCCGAAGGCCCCGTCATCGAAAGCGATGTCGGCTTCGAAGTCGACGGCGTCTCCTACAAGTGCCGCCTGGACTTCGGCGCCAAGGCCATCGACTTCCGCGGCCTGCACCGCGCTGCCGGCGCCTGATCGGCCCCGCTGACCCCCTGATCACGCACTGATCACCACCCCAGAACACCGCACAGGAGCACTCCATGCGCAATTACGTTTCCGAGGGCGAAGCCATCCTGGTGGCCGCCCCCTACGCCGTCACCTCGGGCCAGGGCGTCCTGGTGGGCTCCCTGTTCGGCGTTGCAGCCGCTGATGCCGCCAACGGCGCCGATGTCGTCATCGCCACGTCAGGCGTCTACGACATCACCGCACTCAGCACCGACACCACCACCGTGGGCGTCAAGCTGTACTGGGACAACAGCAACCGCCGCCTGACCACCACCGCCAGCACGCACGTGTGCGTTGGCTACGCCACGGCCGTCAAGGCCAACGGCGACACCACCGCCCGCGTCAAGCTGGTACTGGGCGCCGACAAGGCCGCGCCCTGATCGACGGCCACCACCAGGCGCAACGTCGTGGCTTTCGCTTCGGTCATCAACAGGATCAACGCCGCGTGTGAACGCACGTTCGGCGAATCCTGCACGTTGGCCGGCAGCCCGGTGGTGGGCATCTACCAGGCCCCGTTTGTCAGTGAGTTCGGCATCGGCGCCACTGACCCGACGTTTCGCACCCGCAGCGTCAACGTGCCTGCCACGCCCTACGGGGCGTCACTGGTCGTGCCCGCTGTGGGCAGCTTCATCGTGCGCAAGCATGAGCCCGACGGCGCTGGCTGGTCCCGCTTGGTCCTGGAGTCGGTGTAATGCCGGCGCCCTTGCATGACCAGATCGTGCAGGCCGTCAAGGCTGCCTGCCTGGTGTCGCCCGCCTTGGCCGGCGGCAACGTGTTTGACGACGCGCTGGACGACGACATGCCCGAAGGCGTGTCCGAGGCCATTCAGATCGGCATGCTGGACAGCCAGCCCGTGGCCAGCGCCTACGCAGACTTGGAGTGGCAGACCGTCATCCGCGTGTCCTGCAAGGCCCGGCGCGACGTCTACGGCGTCAACGGCAAGCCTTCCAGCATCCTGGGCGCCGCCGTCTTCGCCCGCCTGACGGCTGATCGCACCCTGAACGGCCTGGCTGACACCGTCGGCCAGCCGCGCATGTCCGCTGACAACAGCCTGCAGCACACCCGCATCGGCGTGATGCACCTTGACTTCCCGGTGCGCCACCGCACCCCCCGCAACTCGATTGCCTGACGGAGAAAGCCCCCATGGCCACCAACGAAAACGCCCGCCTGCAGTACGAGGCCGGCCAAACGTCCTACCCGATGTCCGAGCTGACCGCCGCGTCAGACGCCATCAACTTCGCAGGCGCCGCCGCCCCCTGGAGTGACCGCAGCGGTTACGCCCCGGTCGTGCGCGCCAACGGCGTGCTGACGGGTGGCGCTGTCACCACGCACGCCAGCAACAACACCGTGGCCGTCGCCGCGCTGACGGTCAACCTGAACGGCGCCGTCGTGTCCGTGGGCGCCGGCACGCTGGCCGCCACCCGTGGCGTCAGCAGCAACACGCATTGCATCACCTCGCTGACGGTCGACAACACCGGCGCCCTGGCCGCCGTGGCCGGCACCGCCAGCACCGCCTTCAGCGAAACCCGCGGCGGCGCCGGCGGCCCTCCGTTCATCCCGGTGGGCTCCATCGAAATCGGCCAGGTTCGTTTCACCAGCACCACGGCCGCCGTCGTGTCTGAAACCGAAATTTTCACCGTTCCCGGCACCCACGTGGAACGCGCCGACACCCCGCTGTTCGATATCGACTACCGGATGGGCAAGGTCGTGATGTACAGCGCCGCGCCCAAGATCCACACCGGCTCGGTGCCGAAAAAGGTGTTTGCCAGCTACGCCACCCCGGTGTTTGCCGACGTCCCCCTGGCCAGCGAATTTGTGCCGCCCACCAACACCTACAGCGTGTCCAGCACCCAGGTCTATGGCGGCACCATCGGCAGCACCAGCCGCACCCTGCAGCAGGGCAGCTTCAACGCCTTCCTGAACGACGGCCTGACGGACCCCTTCCTCAGCGTCGAAGGTGAGCGCCTGTGGTTCAAGTTCTTCCAGGACCGCGCCAAGTCTGCCAACGAACTGATGCAAGGCAAGCTGGGCATTGCCCGCACCTTCAGCGTGGCCAGCCGTCCCCAGGCCGCCTGCGTCATCGCGGCTGATCAAGTCGGCGTGCGCTCCAGCTGAGGGCCCTGCCGATGACCTTTGACGCCGCCCGCTTCGAGCAGGCCCAGCTGCAGCCCCGCACCACCACCCTGCCGGTGCCTGACCTGGCCGCGTTTTTCGCGCCAGGCAGCGCCCCCGAATGGAAGGTGCGCGGCCTCAGCGCGGTGGAACAGCACCTGGCCACCGAAGCCTGCAAGCGGCGCACCGTCATCGGCAACATCTTCGCCGCTGTGGGCGACAGTGCCGAACAGGTCAAGGCCATGCGCGAGGCCATCGGCCTGCCCAGTGACGCCGTGCCCGGCGAAATCGTCTACCGCCACGAAGTCCTGGTGGCCGGCAGCGTCTGGCCCAAGGTTGACCTGGCCGTCGTCGTCAAGCTCTCCGAACACTTTCCCGTCGAGTTCTTCAAGCTCAGCAGCGAAATCATCCTGCTGACGGGCCGGGGGTCCATCGACGTGGGAAAGCCCGAAGCCGCCTCGACACCGACGATAGCCTCTTCATCGCAATGAGGCTGGTGGAAGTGCGTGGCGGCTACCTCTACCAGCACCGGCCCGACCTGTTCCCCCAGGGCCACCTGACCAACGAAGAGATGGCGCTCTGGTGCGCCTACTTTGAAATGCTGGAGGAACGGCAGAAAGCCGCCGCCGGCACAACCAGGCGCTGAGCGTTGTGGCCGATCAATCCACCACCATTGCCGTCATCTTCGACGCCATCGACAGGGCCACGCCCACCGTCGACGGCGTAGAGCGCGCACTGGGCCGGCTGCAGACAGGCGCCGACAAGACCACCAAGGCCTTTGGCGACATCGCCGGCAACGTCCAGCAGGCCACCCAGCCACTGGCAGACCTGGCCTTCGGCGTCGTCAAGGTCGAAGGCGCCTTCCTCGGCGCCGGTGTCGCGCTGACGGCTTTCGCAGTCAAGACGGCCGGCGACTTCGATGTCGCCATCCGCCAGATCAGCACCCTGTTCGACGCGAGCGACAAGGACATCGCCAAGTTCCGCGACAGCGTGCTCGAGTATTCGCGCACCAGCAGCAAGAGCCTGGACGACATCACAAAATCATTGTCTGCGGCGGTTGGTTCGGGTGTTGAGTACAGCAAATCCATCGATCTGATCGCCACCGCCGAAAAGCTGGCCGTGGCCACCAAGGCGGATTTGACAAGTACGACAAAAGTTCTGGTCAGTACGCTGAACGGCTATGGCATGGAAACGGAAGACGCCGGCAAGGTTGCCGACATCTTCTTCCAGATCATCAAGGATGGCCAGATCGAAATGACCGATCTGGCCGGTTCCTTGGCCATGGTCACCCCGCTGGCCGCCGCGGCCGGGGTGGATCTGAAGGAAGTCGGCGCCGCCGTGGCCGCGCTGACAGCCAGCGGCGTGGCGCCCAGCACCGCCATCGAGTACTTGCGCTCGGCCTTGACCAACATCATCAAGCCCAGCAAGGACGCCGCCGGGCTGGCCGAAGAGTTGGGCATACAGTTCGACGCTCAGGCGCTGAAGTCCAAAGGCCTGGCCGGTGTGCTGACCGACGTGGCCAAAGCCACCAATGGCAACGCCGCCCCCATCGCGCGCCTGATCGGCGACGTGGGCGGCCTGGTGGCCGCGCTGAACCTGACGGGGCCTTCATCAGACAAGTTCAAAGCGGCCCTGGAAAACATGGGCAAAGCAGCCGGCTCGGTGGAAACCGCCTTCGCCAAGATGTCGGGCAGCGTCGAGGTGGCCACCGCCAAGATGAACAATGCGTTCAAGGCGTTGCTGGTCGACATCGGCGGCCCGCTGCTGGAAGAAGCCGGCGGCATCGCCAACGCCATCGCCAACATTTTCAACGTCATCGGCGCCAGCGTGCGCGAAGGCGCCCTGCGTGACCTGGTGGCCTACGTCGAATCCGCCATGGGTGACCTGGTGTCCACCCTGGAAGCCGTCGCCCGCAACCTGCCCGCCGCCCTGGGCCGCGCTGACCTGAGCGGGTTCATCGGCGGCATCGACGCCGTGCGCGAAGCCTTCCGCCGCCTCTTCGGCGGCATTGACCTGACCAGCGTCGACGGCCTCACCAAGGCCATCGAACTGGCCGGCGCCGCCTTCCTGGGCCTGAGCAAGTTCACGGCCGGCGTCATCAGCAGCTTCCAGCCTCTGTTTGACCTGCTGGTCAAGATGGGCAGCACCATGGGTGAAAACGCCCAGCGGCTGGTGGAAGTCGGCGGCGCCTTGAGCGGTGTGGCAATCCAGGCCAACGCCCTGGCGACCGGCATCGTTGCCTTGCTGCCAAGCTTTGAGATTCTGCTAAACCTGATCCTGATAAAGCAGGGTATCGGCATCCTGGGCGGCCTGAAGGCATTGGTGGGCACCTTGCCGACCATGGCCCTGGGCCTGACCCAGGTCGGCATTGCCATCACCACCTACCTGGCCGCCGACAAGGTGGTCGAGCTGGTGAAGGCCTTGATCGAGTGGAAACAAGCCACCGACCTGGTCGGCGAAGCCAACCAGCGCACCGCCCAGATCACCGAACGCGCCGGCCCCAGCCTGGAGCGCTTCGCCCAGACATCCGGCATCGTCGCCAAGAGCCTGGAC